TCTACTAAATCTGATTGTCCACAAATACCTGCAGACTTAAGATAAACCATGTGTTCTGGATATACTCCCGGATCCAATTTCTGTGAAGGTGCATGTCTAATACCATTATTTTCTCCTGATGGAGAAATAACAGGTACTGTAACCCCCTCTCTTTCTATTGAAGCTAAAGAACATAAGTCAGCTTCTCTTTGGTTGTGGTAATATGTACCAAGAGTTACTGCTCTGTCAGCTTCATTTTTCCAGATTTCCAATATGGTTTTTTGAGTAATACCATACCACTTAGAACGCTTGTTCTTAGTGACTCTAGCAGCTACAGCTTTAGCATCAAAGGGTTTCTTTAAACTTGATATAAGTGTAGTTACACTTGTCCAGTTAATTCCTTCAGAGCCATCTATACTTTTGTAACTGTGATCATCTGCGTTAAATACTATGCTCATAGTTCATCTAGTTTATCTTCCTCTTCTTCTGTAGCAATGGCATCCCATTTACCTTTAGGACACTCAGAAGATAATGATCTGGTCTTAAAAGACAATGAACATCCGCATTCTGCACAACAAGGTTGAGTACCTTTTACAGCACACTCCTTTCCTTTTGTATCTAAGTATTCACAATCATCACAGATATCATGCCTCATTCTAGCAATGTCTTCCACAAACTCATCTCTAATTACAGAGTTTTTAATGCCTTCTAGGATTCCTTTTCTATTCTCCCAGATTGTCTTTAGTACTGCTCTCATCTTTATTCTTTTTAAAAATTTCTTTTCTAGTCTCCTCTTCTATTATCTTTTGTTGCAATAGAATCAGTTGGTCAAGTTTTAATTCTAGTCCTTTCTTTCTATAATATGCCTTAAATGTTGATACATCATGGTTCTCTAGTACCTTTTGTATCTTAGGTATATTAATCTTGACTAATCCTTTTTTTGCAACAAAATGTCCTAAACCATCCATATTAATTCTTGGATATTTTAGTTCAATAAGACACTCTCTTGCTTCTTTATAATATGCTTCAATGAATGCTTCAACAAGTGCTTCAGATACATCTAAGTCTTCTGCTACTTCTTTATAAAGTTTATTGGCCTTCTTGGGAATCATTGCCTAAAAATTTATAGTCCAATAGTATAGTACCTTGTGTCTGAATTTTTAACTCTGGATTTAGCCTTATTAGTTTCTTGTTGTCATCATCCTTTGTTACTAATTTATTCTTCTCAGCTTTATTAATACAGTTTCTTACTGTCTGAGGAGACTTGAATATCCAGTCTTCTTCAGAGGAAGCATCATAACAAAAATGAGTAAGTTCAAGCGGCTCATTAAAACTAAGTAAAGTGAGGCAATTCAAATCAGACTCACTCATTGCTATCTTATTAATATAACAATGAGTCATTATCTGAAATTTTACAACATCCCATTTGGGCATTCTTACCCTCTTCTGTACTTGGTTAACAAGTGCCATGACTAGTTCTTTTTAAGCTTTCTTTTTTGGGTTTCTGGATTAACTCTTCCTTCTAGGCTAAGTCCTTCTTCTTCCCTGTCTTCTTCTAATTCCTGTGGATTTTGGATATGATACATAGCAACAGCATGTTGATGATCACATTCAAGTCTTTTAAGTTTATACTCTGCAATTTCTGCAAGCAGTTTCTCATATGTGTGCTGAGCTTGTAGAAAAGGTATTGCTTCTTCAAAGAATTTCTTAGTCTCTTCTTTTCTAGCTTGCAATTGTTCTGCTGTTAAAGCATCCAGATTTTCTTGGTCTTGTTGGTTTTCCATGTTGGTTAAGTTATTGGTTTACAACAAATATACAAAATAAGTTTAAATGTATATTGTTTAAATAAAAAATCCAGGCACAGAAAGTACCTGGACTATAGTAGTTTAAGTGTATTACTTTTTCTTAGCAGTTCTTTTTACAGTACCGCCTTTTTTCATACCTAGTGCTTGCTTAGCCTTGTCTACAAGACCATACTTTTTATTAGCAACCATTGCAGCTCCACCAGCTAAAACAGCAGCCCCTGCTTTTTTAACTCCTTCAGGAATACTACGTTTACCATATTTGGTTACTTTACCGCAACCACTTTTTCTTCTTCTTCTTCTTTTACCGTCAGCACCGGTATATTCTTCCATACAAGAATCATCTGAAGCACCACCTGCTTCATAGCTTTTCATGGAACGGATCATTTGATTTTTACTGTGTATCATGATTACCTGTTTTTAATTGTGAAATTTAATATTGTAAGTAAGTAAAAGCTTCTAGAGATATCAATTTCAACAGAGAGTACATCAATAAAAGATACTCTTAGCTTAATTGCAAACTTATCCCATTGCTTTGTATAACTATCCCAGCCGTTTCTAAGCTTCATAACTTATTATTTAAGTGGAAGATATTTAGTAGCGCCACCTGCTTTAACTGCTTTAAGAATCTGCTTGCGTTGTGCACCATCAGAGTTATAAGATACATGCACCCAGTCAGGATTAGCATCTGTACCAAATTCCCAGATAAGTTGATCAAAGTTTAAGTTTGCCTTAATGAAGTCAAAGATTTGTTTGTTAGTAATTGCTGTACCATCCATGTCAATATCAATAGCTTCACCTTTACAATGTTGTGAACTAGAACTTCCTCCTACTGCCTTATTTAGTGCAGCAGAGCGGTATCCTGAACTTAAATGGATAGGTGCACCAAAATGGTCACGGATTGGTTGAAAGATGTTCTCAGCCAATTTTTTAAAGTTCTCAATATGCTCTGGTGTAGGCATGTTGCTAATTCCTCTTCTTTTTGCAGTCTCACTTCTTGTTACTTCTGCAAGTGCTAAATTTTTACTTAATTGCATTGTGTTTGTTTTATATGATTAATCTATTACTTCTTCTTCTGAAGTCTCTTCTTTCTTTGCTTTGTTCTTTAAACTCATGATGCGTCCGGCAGTTGTAATACCAAATGCACCTAATGTGAGTAACATGAATCCATCAAAGATAAATTCTTTAATAATTAGTTCATTACCAATAATACCAGTAATTACATCTGTCATTAGTACAAATACCATTGCAAAGAATGATATAACTCCTACAAATGCTTGTTCATTAATTTCATTATTGTCTGAGATCAACTCTCTAAAAAACTTTTTCATAATTTAAAAATATTTAGTTTAGGTCTTTTTGGTTTTACAATGTCTGTGTGCCAACCAAGAGGCGGTTCTTTTTGGTTATTATCATTAGGACAATCTTCTTCTCTCTTATAAAAGATTATATCACCAGTATAGTCATCTTTCCTTACAACATAATCAGAAAGATCTACAGCTACTATTTCATTATTTAGATAAGAGTAATATAACCATGAGTTCTCTTTTGCCCTCTCAATTAACCATCCTCTGATAGTATCAAGTTTATCTTCTCTTACTATTTGAGTTTCAATTATTGTTTTGTATTCAGTATATCTTTGAGCATAGTAAACAAGTAAAGTATCTCTTAATGAAATAATAGAGTCTTTTACTTTTGTTTCTTGTTTGAACTGTGCAATCTTAGCTTTCTGACTATCAAAAATAGCATTGATTGTATCAGCCTGTGCTTTGGTAAGGATGACAACAGAGTCACCATCAATTACCGTCTGAAGTGGGTAGCGTGATTGGCTGAAACTCAAACTGCTTACCATTAGACTGCTTACGAACAATATCCTTTTCATTTGCCAGTTCTTTTTTAATATCCTTTACTACAGATCTTGTACTATCTAAATCTCCTATTACTTCTGAAACCATGTTCTCAAGGTTAGCTTTATCTTCTGTCAACTCTTGGTTCTCAGCTTTTAATTGGTTCACACTTGTAGTAAGTTTCTTATTTGCTGTTGTAAGTTGTTTATTCTCTCCGGTAAGTTGTATGTTATCTTTTACAACAACAACATGTTCATTACCACTAGAAAATATTTGTATTACTACAATTGTAATAAACAATGCTCCAACTATAAGAAGTTTCTTTTTCATTTTTTTGTTTTACCAAATAGCATCAAGACAGTTTCTTTTAGACTTTTTGAGCTCTCAGTACTTTCATCTAGTTTCTTTTCTAGATCATCTCTGTAATCACCTTCTAGCTCCTCTACTCTTGCTTTTAATTCTTCTTCACTCTTAAGAAGTTTATTTAAAAACATCCAGCATAGATAACCCAGTGCTAAGACAGCAAAGCCTAATACTCCGTACTGTGTTAATACTTCAAAGGGACCAAATGACATTACTTCTTAGTTTTTCTCTTTACTACTTTCTTTTCTTCAAGCTCTTCTTTCATCTTCTTGTTATCATCAAGATGTCTCTTGATAAATAACCAAGCAACATAACCAAGGGCTAATACTGCTAATCCTAGAGGACCGTAGTCTGCTAGTTGTCCAAATACACCAAAATCTGGTGCTGTTGTTTCTACTGCTGTTGTATCCATTATCTTTGTAATATTAGTTGTTTGACTGCATCAGATAATTCAGCAACACTCTTAGCTAAGTTTTTAATCTCAAGTTGAGTCTGTTCCTGAATTGCCTGATATTTTAATCTGGATTCTTGTTCTACAAGTTCAATCTTTCCTTTTAATTTTCCTAGACTTTCTGTATTGTTTCTAACATCTGTGTGTATCATTCTAAGAAAGTATCCGAGAACTCCTGTTACTGCAATCAGTCCCCATTGTACTAGTTGTGCTATTTCCATCATTTTATAATTAATCCTGTAGTTAGTATTCCATTTAGTATAAAAGAAATATTTCTTTGTCTCTTTAGTTTCTTGATATCAAAAGCTTGGGCTGTGATAATAGTATCCTTACTGTTGATGATGTATCTCTGAGCTTGGATAATTGTGTCTTGGTTTTTAATTATAAGATCTTTCTCCTTGTCTCTTTTATATAAGACATGGATCATAGTATCCTGGATCTGCACAATGTTAAATGTGTCTTTAGCATTCTTAACTAAGTCTAGTTGACTCTGTAAATCAAATAGGCCGTGGTTGAGTTCTTCAATAATTAGTTTGCTATTGTCAATTACTTGACCTTTCTCTTTTATTAAAGTTTCCTTACCTTCAATTCTTCTTTCAATAGTCTTTTGGTTACTTACTGGATATACCTGTTTAGGTTCTCTCATTATAAGAACAACACACATTACTGCTAAAGCAATCTGAAAAATTAAAGATATGTTTTGTTTATTAAACATAACTGATTATACTCTAATTGTAATAAAAGCTATATAATCAGTTCCATCATGAAAAACACTTTTTGAAACTAAATATGCACTAGGATTAGCTGCAAATAATGCATCAATATTAGTTTGTAAATCAAGAATATTACCTTCTGAAGTTACTAATTCTTTTAACTCACCTAATTTTCCTAAACTTAATCCATCAAGAACTTTCTTTTGAAAAGGAAAATTATTCCCTTTATTACCGTAGTCTTTTAAATTACCTATTGACATAACTTTTCTTTTATATTTATCTACTTATTTCTTCCCAATCTACTGAAACATACGCTCCCAGAGTACCACCTGTAGCATCTATAGCCATTTCAACAACTAGTTCATACGGTGTTCCTGTAAATGTGTTTCTTTCCAATTGAGTAGCAAACAATGCTTCTTTTAGTATATTGATACTAGGTGATCCCTGATTAGATGAATTTACATAGCCTTGTGCTAATACTCTACCACCCGCAGCAGATGTACCTGTAAGATTATATTCAACAGAAGAATCAACACTAGCAGGATTCCATGCTCCC